GCGGGATGAGGCAGCGAAGCAGGCCGCTGAGGCGAAGACCCGCTCCGCTCATGTCGAGCGGCGCCTACAATGGGTCCTCACAGGCCTTGCGCAGAACCTGATCAGCGTGGACATGCTTCAAATAATCGTGGCGCAGTCGACCAACGGCGAGCGCGAGGTGTCGTGATGCCAAGGGGGCACCGCAGGGACGGCGGAACACCGAAGCCGCCCATCTCCAGACCGCCAGACTACTCCGTGGTGCTTCGCCGACGCCACGTGGTGGAGATGCTGCTCTCGACCGGGACATCGCGGCCGGACATTCTGGTGCGCATGGCCGATCTGGCCAGGCGCGGAGAGTTGCCTCGTCGGTACCCGGTCAGGACCATCGACCGCGACATCGCCACGATCCGCCAGAGGTGGACCGAGCTCGGGCAGGAGACGGCCGCATCGGTCCGAGATCGCGAGGTGGCCAGGCTGACCAGGATCGCGGGGCGCCTGGAGGCCGAGGGGAAGTGGGTCCCATGCATTCAGGCGCTCAGGCTCAAGTATGACTTGCAAGGACTCGCGGCACCTCGCAGGGTCGATGTCGGCGGCACCGTAGCCGTCCAGGCCGAGCACGCGGTGGCCCAGGCAAGCGAGGAGCAGGCCCGCGAGCTACTGGCGCGCATCGAGGCTCGGGTACGACGGCGCATCGCGGTGCTTGAGGAGCCCGGGGCCGAGGTCGAGACCACGCCTCCACCGGCGGCCGAACGGTGACGGACGCGGTCCGAGATTCGCGCTCGGAATACCCTGCGGCACGCGCCCTGGACGTTATCCACATGTCCGAGGCTCGCGACTCGCTGCTGTGCTTCGCCGCCGACTACTTCCCGCACTACTGCCGATGTTCGTTCGGGCCTTTCCTGAAAGCTCGCATCCGTGAGCTTCAGCAGCTCGTTGATGATCGGGACGTCGACGGACGGCGAAGCGAGGCCGTGGCGCAAGCGTGGCCGCGCGAGCACGCGAAGTCTACCGTCTGCTCGCTCTTCTTGCCGCTGTGGGCGGCGCTGACGGGGCGGCGGCGCTTCATCCTCGTTGTCTCGGCAACCTATGAGCAGGCGCTCGACCTGCTCAGGTGGTGCAAGCTCGAACTCGAGCAGAATGAGGCCTTGCGGCGCGATTTCGGCGACCAGCGCGGCGAGCGCTGGACAGACGGCGACTTCACGTTGCGCAACGGGGTGCGCTTCGTGGCGCGCGGCGCTGGCCAGCAACTGCGCGGTGTGCGCTCGCGCGAGGCCAGGCCCGACCTGGTCGTGGTCGACGACCTCGAGTCTGACGATGCGGTCTACACGGACGCGCAGCGCGCGAAGCTGCGCAACTGGTTCACGCGGACCCTCATGCCCGTGGTCGGGCGACGTGGTCTGCTGGTTATCGTCGGGACGATCCTGCACCGTGACAGCCTCCTGTCGCGTGCTGTGGGCGCCCACCACTTCCCGACCTTCCTCAAGCGGCGCTTCTCATGCTGGGCCGATGGCGACAAGACGACACCGATCTGGCCCGCCTGGTGGCCGGCCGAACGATTGCTGGCCAAGCGTGCCGACATCGGCTCGGTGGCTTTCGCCCAGGAGTACGAGAACGAGCCGGTAAGCGAAGAGACGGCACTCTTTCGCCTCGACTGGCTCGAGGCTGCACGCGAGCGAGGGCGGGGACTCGTCTGGGTCGACGGTGTCGCTGGCGTGCCCGACGGCTGGCAGGTTGTGCAGGCATGGGACCTGGCATTCGTCGACGACAAGCGCAAGGCAGATGCCGCGGACAGTGACTACACCGTAGGCACCACCTGGGCGGTCAACCCGGAGACGTGGGAGCGCCGGCTGCTGCGCGCCTACCGAGCGCGCGGCCTCACGCCGGCGCAGGTGCCGGCAGCCATCCAGGCTGAGGCAGCCAGGTTCCCATGCGGTGGGCCTGGTGGCGTCCGCTGGATCGTGGTCGAGAACAACGCCGCCGGACGGCTGCACGAGCTCGGCCTACGCTACTCGACCGACCTGCCCATCATCGGGCACACGACCGGCCGCGAGAAACATGACGTGTTCGCAGGCGTGCCGTCGCTCTCCGCGCTCTTCGAGGGTGGCAAGTACATCCTGCCATGCGGCGACGATGAGTCGCGCGCATTCACCGACACCCTCATCAACGAACTGCACGGACTGGGACGCGAGGCACACGACGACACAGTCATGTCACTCTGGCTCGCCGAGTTCGCAGTGCGTCGCATCCGGGCCCTGCTTGCATCACAGGCCCCCATCCGCCCCGACCTCAACCGCTGCCGCCCAGTCCTGCGTCGGCCTCTCGCCGCTGCCAGCTAACCCATGAGGGAAGAACATGCCGCCGCAAGAGCCCTCAGCCCTGCCCTTGCCCGAGCCCGTCCGCATTGGCAATTGGGTGGTCCGCGTCGCCAGCCACGCCCGTGTGAGGCCCGAGACGGACCGCGGTGCATCAAAGCAGGACCTGCCCGAATGGCAGTACCTCCAGGCCCAGGGCCTGGCCCTTGTCCCGCCAGCTCTGCCCGAGGACCTTGTTCGCACGGTGCAGGAGTCGGATATCCTATCTGCCTGCGTCCAGGCCATGGCCACCAACGTCGGTGGCCACGGGATGGACATCGTCCACAGGATCGCGATCGACAAGCTCCCTGATGCGCAGAAGGCAGAGGCGGATGCCGAGAAGGTGTGGCTCGAGCGGTTCTTCTTGTACGTCTCGCACCAGGATTCTTGGCTCGGCCTGCGGCGCAAGTGGCGCTGGGATCTCGAGACGACCGGCAATGCCTTCCTCGAGGTCATCCGCCGACCGTCCAACCCAGACGAAATCTGCGGCCTCGAGCACCTTCCGGCGACCACCGTGCGTCTTGCACCGGCTGACCGCTTCCTCACCGACGCCATCGCCTACGAGAGTGCCCAGGATGACCTGTCATGGACCGAGGTGGTGTCACCACGCTACTTCCGCCGCTTCCTGCAGAATCGGTCCGGGAGCCCGGTGGTGTGGTATCGCGAGTTTGGGGACCCGCGCGGAGTCAACTCCCGTACCGGGTCCTACGTCACCAAGCCGACCGATATCGCCGAAGGCGACCGCGCCACCGAGATCATCCACATCAGGCTCTACAACCCGCTCAGTCCCTACGGTCTGCCTCGCTGGTCCGGTGCCGCCTACGCCGCCGAGGGTCGTCGGTACACGGCGATCCGCAACCTCGGACTGACGAAGAACAACACCATCCCGCCGATCGTGATCATGGTCGATGGTGGTGTGCTCGGCGATGGAGAGGCGGCTCACATCCGCGAGCACTTCCGGGCGGTGATGCAGACCGACGGGGTGCCAACCGAGCCACTGGTGCTCGAGGCGGTCCCGTGGCGTCCCGATGGCTCGAACCCTGACTCGCCGATTGGCAACAAGGCGGCCATCCACATCGAGCGCCTCTTTGACCAGCAGGCCAAGGACGGGACCTTCGGCGAGTACAGTGACCGCTGCGAGAGGGACGTCGGGATGACGTTCCGCCTCCCGCCCGTGCTCAGGGGCCTCTCCCAAGACTATACCCGTGCGACCGCGGACACGTCGATCGCGGTCGCCGAGGGGCAGATTTTCGGCCCGGAGCGCGCGGAAGAGGACTGGATCATCAACCGGCGCCTGTTGCCGGCGATGAAGATCCGCTACTGGCGCGTCCAAACCAGGGGAGCACGGCTGACCCAGGACAGCCTGCCCAGTCTGCTCGGCACATGTGCTCAGGCCGGCGGCATCACGCCCAACCTTGCCCGCCAGATCGTTGCGCCAGTCATCGGCGCGGACATGCCGGCCATTGCAGAGCCATGGGGTGACCTCCCATTCCAGCTCACCCAGGCCATGGCCGCGGCTGGCATCGACGTCACCGGGCAGACCGAAAAGCCAACACCAGGCCAGCAGGTAAGCGCCGGTGCTCTGACGGCTCGCGGTCTCATCGCTCTACGCGATGCCATCACGGCCGAGCAGAAGAGGCGTCTGCGCGGCGGTCGTCGCAAGCGACGTACCGACAAGTAGGGCGGCCATGCGCTGGCTGTCCGACCAAGACCTCTGGATCTGCTCCCGCGAGGTCGAGCACATCCTGCGTGCCGTCAACCCGCGTGACCCCATCAAGCCGATCATCCTGCGCGTCTCGAAGGCCATCACGCAAGCTTTCTTGCCGCGACGCGATCCGGCAGCCGATGCGGCCGAGGCCATTTTCGCCCGTGGCCATGGTGCGCCCACCGCTGCCGACATGGAGCGCGCGCTCAAGGCCGCAAGGGTCGAGGCCGGGCGCGAGTGGCTGAACGAAGCAGAGCCAGCCGTCAGGCTCGGGATGCAGGATGCCTACGAGGTCGGGCGCCGAGAGACACTGCGTCCCCTGCGCATCAAGCCGCGCTTCGACCTGCCCGACGAGCTCGCCGCTGACTGGCTACGACGAGACACCATGTACTGGGTCGGCGACTGCTGGCAGGGCGGATGGGGTCAGCAGATCGCCGCTGCGGTGCGGCGGACGGTCATCGAGCAAGGCTTAGGGCGGGCCGAGGGTGGCCGCGAGCTCGCCCGCATCATGAGGGAGCACTTCGACCGCTCGCCTGACTACTGGCAACTGGTAGCTGGCGCAGCGGCCGTCCGGGGGAGGTCGTTCGGCAACATCGAGTCCTTCGTCCAGGCCGGGGCCAAGACGTACCGCTTCGTCGCGATGATGGACTACCTCACCAGTCGCACGTGCCAGCACCTCAACGGCAAGGTCTGGACGGTGAAGGCAGCGGTGGAGCTGC